TTTTATAAACGGCGTATACAAAAAAACAGTTCCTACAATCATAGATAGCATAGCTACCCACGCCATCTGTTTCTGTGTTTCTGACTTTTGTTCCTGTAGCTCTAGCTCCAGTAACTCTTTGTTACGAGCCATTTCCTCATCACTGACCGTACCATCGTGATTTATATCGTATTTGTTATAAATACTTTCAGGATCGAGTTTTTTTGGAGTCACTGCTATTCGCCTTACTTAATGCAATCGCTACGGCTTGTTTTTGCGGGTAACCTTCAGACATTAGTTTTTTAATGTTCTCACTGATGACCTTGTCGCCAGAACCTCCTTTTAAAGGCATCTAACAACTCCTAAAGCTACCGCCTCTTTCAGCGTCGCCCATACCACGTTTCTTGCCTTTTATCATAATACCCTTAGCGGTGTTTGGCGTAGCCTCTTCTTTAATTTCAGCATAGGGTATTTTACCTTGGCCTTTTATGTCGGCGTAGTTTTGCGGGGCAGGTGCGTCCGCTCCCGGACCACTAACTATTTTTACACTGCTCATGTTAATTTCCTCTATTTCTTAATTTAATTAATTCTCTATCCATAGCCGATTGTATTCGAGCGTCTGTTTGTTCTTCCTGACTTTGTAGCCTTTGTTGAAATTCTTGACCTTTACGCATTTCTTTCTGTTGATCAAGCTGCAATTCGGCTTGGTCCCTTGCTATGTCGGCTTGCGATTCCTGCGCTCGTATTTGTAGCTCCTGTTCTTTTAACTGAACAAGTGGATCGGGGCCTTGTTGTTGCCCCATAGCCATAATCTGCATGTTGAGTTGTTTCATCTTTTCCATCTCTTCAGCAATAAACTGCGCTACCAAAGAATCTATTTGCGTTAGTTGTTCTTCGGAAGGTGCTTGTCCTTGCGACTGCTGCATAAACGTTTGCATAGCCCGTTCCTGTGCTTTTATTTGCACATGTTCAAAAACATGCTTTTGTATAGCTAAGGTTATTGCCGGCAACGCCGATACCGCACCCGAAGCAGCAAACAGCAAATGAGCGTACACATGCGCGTCATGGTTCTGCCCTTCAAAAGCTTTAAGCTGCGTATTTTCCAACGCATCTATGTTTTCCTGTGCCGGATCTTTTGGCACAGGTTCTTCCGAAGAAGGTGCTTTCAAAATCTTGTCTATGTCGGCTACACCCAACGCCTCGTACATACGACGATACGCTTCGTGCATGTCGTGCATTTCGGGAGCCTGAGCAGCTAACGACATCTGCGCTTGTGCTAAGGAAATACGTTGTGCCTGCGAAAAAATGTTGGGATTAGATATAGGTACTACATCTACGCGATCATCAAAATCCGCTGCTTTTATTGTTTGATCTGCATTAGCTACCGCATACGGATACTCTGGCGGCAAATAATCGCCCATTATACGCGCTAATAGTTTGAATTCTATTCGCATCGCATAATGTAAACGCTTGTGTACCGCGCTCATTACACGAGTTCCCTGCTCCAACATCGCAATCGTCGTGCCTACCGCAGCACCCTGATTACCGTCGCCTACTTTTAAATCCGTGATCGTAGCAAAACGTCTACCCGCATCTACTACAAAACCCAGTAATTGAAATAAGGTACTGTCCGGACCTTTAAACGGTAGTGGCATCAGACTATCCCGTATGGCACCTCCAGGTGCGTCTACGTCCCTGAACTCGCCCGGTTGTAACGGATCGTCATCGTCCCTGATTCTTAAACCACGCGCCTTGAAACCCGCCGGTAAATTAGATAACGTGCCAGCATCTATCAACTGTCTTAACGCAGCCGTAGCCGTTCGTGATAAACCGCCAATAGTATGTATCAAACCTAAACCGTAAAACCCGAATCCCGGCAAAAATTTGTAATGCACAAAATACTGTATTTTGGATTTTTTATCGTCACCTTCTTCGTAGTTTCTACGAATAGATAAAATCTGACCGCTATCCTCACTAATGGTTACAATGTACGGTACTTTTATTCCGGTTGGCTCTCCTTCTTCGTCAGTTTCTTCAAAACCTTCGAGATCCAAGTCAACGTGACATTCCAGTAATGTACAATCGTAGTCCACATTGGACGGGTGTAATCCATCAATAAATTCAATTTGGTCTGAAATTCCGTCAGAATCTCCTTGTGAAGGGTGTACCGGTACATCTCGATAAAACCCTGCCACTTGTTTTTTACGTAAGGCATTAAGCGGCATTCTAAGAACTTGCGTAATGTTTGGGCAGCTTTCCAAATCGCTGGCTTCATACGGGACCACCAAGTTTTCAGCCGGGACAAAACTGCTGATAGCGCGTTCCATTGTTTCATCGTAGTAAACCTTTTTAAATGTTGAACCCGCTAACGGAAGATAAAACAACATCTGGTCAAACTCAGGCGTGTATTCTTCCATTACATTTGTTATGTAATAGTTCATAAATTCTTTCACTCGTTTAGCTTGCGCTTCTTTCTCACGAGTCAAATCACCTAGAATAGTCGTTCTAACCGGGCCGCCAGCAGGTAACAATTCGTTAAATGCTTGCGCTTGAAATTGTGTAGCTGCCTCTGCCAGCAAAGGATGTGTTACACCGGTAGCACCTCTAAACGGTTGCGTCCGTTCTTCATAGGTAAAACCTAACAACTCCAACCCTTTTGAATAGGAATCTTCCCAGTCTTTTCTTGAAGATTTATTAGATTGGTACTCCGAAACTAATTCAGAAGAAATAGACCCTAGCTCCTGATCACTCATTTCTTCCGCTAAGTTAGCGTAAAAATCACCGCTACCCCCTTCGTTCGTAGCCGTTGGATCTAAGTCTATTACCACCCCGCCATCTTCAGAAGGCGTTATTTCTATCCCCTCAATATCCGGCTCCGTTAACATGTCTTCCGATAAATCTAAGTTGATATCCGCAACTATTTCTTCCGCTAACGGAGAATCCGTATTTTTGTCCATCAAAGAAACAACCGGTTTTTCTGCCATAATAATTACCTATGTTTTGCCCTAGTAAAGCCTTTTATAGCAATACCGTCAATAGATTTTCGTTTGTTTACCGCGCCACCCGCAGATTTTTCTAACACTCTTCGACCACCCTCCGCAGCGACCCCTGCACCCGCAACATGACTAAGCGGTATATCCTTAACGTCCCGTGCCACACGGCCTACCTTATCCGTAACGTCTTTAATTTTTTGCTTTCTTTCTTTTTGTTTTTTTGCTTTACGTTCCTGCTTTGCGCCATATTTACCTAAAGCTTCTAAATCTTTTACTTTAAAATCCTTAAAAGCGCCTTTGCCTTTTACTACGTCCTGAAAGTCAAAACCTTCTTTTTGCATTTCTTTATATGCTTTTTTAACTTTCTTTTCACCAAACTTGTTTTTGGCTACCGTTACGCCCTTCTTTATTATTTCTTGAGCTACTTTACTAAGCAAAGCCATGCCCTCCATTCATGTTTCGTGCAATGTGCTTCATGCTGTTTATCCCACCGCCTTTAGCATAAAGAAAATCTTCCCTTCTTCCAAACACAGGGTTTTTAACTAAAACAAGCGGACCTACTTGAATAGCTTCTTCTCCGTTTATTACAGGTTCGTCCGTTTCTCTATCAAAAAAATAAGCGTGTTTTTTAGGATTATACCCTACTTGCACCCACTCAGGATCGCTTAAATATTGTTGCGCTAAACGATAGTTTTCTTCGTCTGTTCGGTCTATAAACTCACCTTCTATTACAGCAAAAGGACCTTTTTTGCTACCTTCCTTTACCTTTTTTGCTTTCTTTTGTATGGACTCACTTAAGTTTAAATCCGCGTTTTTAATGGCGGCTGTCGCTCTATGGGACGTTAGTTGTTTTTTACCCTCTAACGGTTTCAAAGTAGGAACCCAAACATCGTGCTTTGTGTACGCATCAATATCTAACCTAAGCCCTATTTTTTGACCTTCCGGAAGCGGTGCATTAATTTTTTCTTTTTGGTTACTTTTTAAAGCCCCAAACATTTCACTTTCCGATGCCGGAACAGGAACCGAATTGTAGGGCAAGGATAAATGGGAATGCGTTGCGTCATAAAATCGTTTCAATTCTTCTTCGCTCTGTGGAATCTGTTTACTATATGCGTCTGCTTCTTCTATAGCCTCGTCTAATGGCACAACTTTTTTTACTTTGGCCTTGGACGCATCCTCTATAAAAAATTCGTTACCTTGACCGCGATTTACTTGTTCATATCGGTTTCGCGGAACATCCGACATATCTATTTCTGCAACGTATTTTCTGCTGTCTCCGTATCCCGCTGCCCAGTAAGGCAAATCGCTTGTAACCATTAACGACCCTTTTTGCGGTTGGCCAGTGCTATAAGACATTGTGTCAGATGCACCTTTTTCTGGGTCTATTCTAAAATTTGGGTCTTCCGTAATATGATAATATTTGCCATGCTTAATTTGTTGCGTATAGTCTTTTTTAAAATCTTCAAAAGACGGTGCTTTTAACGCATCGACTCGTAGACCGTGGAGTACATCGACTGATGGCGCGGCAGACACAAAGGAAGGAGCTGCACTTAATATTTTAGCTCCTACACCCAATGGGCCGGGAAGGCTTTTAGCAACCGGCTTTAACAGTTTTTCTATATCCTTAGTTTCTACCCCACCGCCTTTAGCATACCGCTCAAAAGGTACTAAATCTTCTAGATTATACCGGTTTTTTCTGGCTCCTGCTTCATCGTCACTAAATATGGCTTTTCCGGTTTTTGAGTCTATACCGTCAAACGTACCATAAATAGCCTTGTTTCTAACTTTTACCGGCTGCCCCACACCACCTAAACGTTTTTCATGCAAATACTGTTTTAGTTGGTTGGGCTGTTGAGCGCGTTGTGTACCTTGAGGATACTGGTTAAAACGCACGGCATTGTCATCCGCTTTCTTAATAACATCACGATACGGCTCACCCGCTGCAACATACACGTCTTTATAGTTATCTAAAGCTTTTTTGATGGTGGCTTTAAACTCCGGCTTTGCCGCCATTTCATTTCTTAACGTAGCGTTTTTTTCAAACGTTACATCGTAATCTTCAATCTTATCGTCCAAACGAATTAACCCGTGTTTAGCCGATAATATAGCAATGTCCACGTTTTCGGGTATGTCGTTTTTTTCACGATACTTTTGCAAGGCTTTGTACATCGGACCGCTGTACAGTTCCTCCGCAGATACTAAACCCTTATTTTTTTCTTTTGTTTTACAACAACCCAATATCAAAAGAGAACGTTCCTCCGCGTCTTCTTTTTCCGGAACCTGAAACCCGAATGTTTCACGGGGAACATCACTGGATATAAGCGGTTGTAATAACTGATAGCCCGACGCTAACTTACCCGCTACCCCCGGTATTTTGGGTAAAAACTTAGGCACCTGTTTGAATAAATCCCCTTGTGCAGGGGTTTTAAATTTTGTTGGTTTGGGCTTCTTGTCGTCGCCGTCTACGGGGCCGCCTTGGTTCATGGCTCGTGCGACGTGTTTCAGGGAGTATATGCCGTTCATGCTATCTGGAAACGGCCTTCCGGCGTTCTTTTAAAAAATTCCTGTAAGCCCATCGGTTTCTTTACATAACTCTCTTCTACCGGTTCCATACCCGTACCCGACATACGCATAAAGCCGCGTTCCTCGTCGTCACCCGCACTGCTTTGTATGGTTTGCTTACCCGATTCGTATTTCATAAACTTGCTTTGCATGTCCGCAGGAATCTCTTTCATCATCGGAAAGCCCGTGTCTACCGCACCACCCTCTGCAAAAACAGGGCGTGAACGGAAATAAGGCGTTAAATCAAAAGGGTTTTCAAGATTTATTCTATTACCACTGTACAACCGGCGACCGAGCGCACCTTCGTCATAGCCACC